AACCAGCAAGGAAAGAGGAAGCTCCTAGCAAAGAGATTCGCCTCCTAAAAATGGCAGTCGCTAACCTGCAAACGGTTCTTTGCGAAAGAAATAAAAGAAAGGAAGGTGAAAAAAAATGATTGAAGATAAAAAACTAGAAAAGCAAGCCAAGGAATTGGCGAAGGTTATTTCAGAAGAAATGCAAAAAGATTTAAAGGCTTCTTATGATGAGAAGTTTGCGAAACTTGAGCAGATTGCTGATAGCCTAACCAAGAAAGAATCCGAGTTGGTGCAGAAAGTTTTTGTGTCTAACGATTTAAAGAAAGACATTAATTCTTTAGATGAGAAAGAAAGCAAAGAAGCATTTGCAATCGCTATCTTAACGAAAGATGTCGCTACTATTAAATTGTTATGCGAAAAGGACTACGAGAGCCTTGACCCAAGATTAAAGGGTTTAAGCGAAGGAACACCTGCAGACGGAGGCTATTTAGTTCCTCAACACTTCTATAATTCTTTAGTTGTAGAAAGAGATGAGCTAAATGTAATGCGACAGAATGTAACCATTATCCCTATGCGGACTAATGTTCTTACTATTCCTAAGCATGACACAGGTCCTGAAGTGTACTGGACAGGAGAAGGAGTCACCAAGACTACTTCCTCTATGGACTTTACCCAACCAACGATTACTGCATATAAAATGGCTGCGATTCTGTATATGACTGACGAATTAATGGAAGATGCTGCTTTCAATTTGACTGACTTTGTTGTTAGTCGCTTCGCCCAAAAAATCGCTGATATGGAAGAAAAAGTGATTATAAATGGTGCGGGAACGACACAACCAACGGGAATCTTTGTTAATGCAAGCGTTCCAACAATCGCATGTTCGGGTAATTTAGATTTTGATGACATTATCAATCTTGAATACGAACTGCCAGCCAAATACAGACGATTTGCGAAGTTTATTATTCCAAGTGCCAATGTAAAGGAATTGAGGAAACTCAAGGACTCAGACGGCAGATACTTATGGCAAGAACCTGTAGCAGTAGGGCAACCAGCTACAATCCATAATTACCCAGTAATTGAAACTTATTGGGCTCCTGAATCACAGATCGCTTTTGGCGATTATAAGGAGGCTTATTGGCTTGGAGAAAGACATGGCATGAGAGTTAAGATTACTCAAGATACTGAATCAACTTTTACCCAAGATAAAACTGGGATTAGAGTTGTGGAAAGAATCGGAGGTGATGTTATCGTTCCTCGTGCTATCCGAAAACTTATAACTATTCCTTAGTTATTTACCTTGCCCCTTTTTGGGGTAAGGATAAGAAACTAAAATGAGAATAAAGTTTTTAAAAAATTTCGGGGAATACAAAAAGGATCAAGTGGTTGATGTAACTAGAAATGTCGCTCATTCTTTTATTGATAATAGAAGTGCGGTTATTGCAGAAAAAAGAGTTGTTGAATACAAAGACACAAGGTTAAGAAGTTACAAGCAAAAAAATGTTGGTAAGTATAGCAGACGCTAAAACTTATTTAGGGATTAGTGATAATAGCAAAGATGCCTTGCTAACTCTTTTGATTACTGCCGTTGGAAAATCTATTGAAACATATTGCGGAAGAACTTTTGACTCTACTGTTTTTACGAACGAAGAATATGACGGAGGAGGAACTAAAGAATTGAAGTTAAAAAACTTTCCTGTTACCACCTTTACAAAACTTGAAAGGAACAATGCAGAAGATAACAGCAACGATTGGGAGGAGATTGATTCGGAGGATTATTGGGTTGATTTAAATTCAGGAATAATTACTCGGTCAAGTGGATTCCTTGATTTTGAACCTACCGAAGAAGAAGGATTGAGTAGTGATTCGTATTTTTGGGGAAAGAGTAAATATAGAGCAACTTATACCGCTGGATTTGCTACTGTGCCGACTGATATTCAATTAGCGGTTCTTATATCGGTTGCCGATTTATATAGCAGAGGTAAAACTCCGAATGTTAAAAGCGAGAGTTTAGGAGATCATTCAATTACTTTTGCCGATAGTTCGTCAATAAACAACAAAGATGTAAAAGCAATTTTAGATATGTATCGGGAGCCTAATTGCGAATAAGATGAACATTTTTTTTGATAAAAGCGTAAGCGTTCATAGATTGATTGCCAATGGTTCTAAAATGAACTTTCAGACTTTAACAACCACGCTTGAGGGAACATTCCAACCTTTAAGCCAAGAGAAAGCACAAATGTTTGACGGAGGACATGGCGATATGTTTGTTTTTTTTACAGATGCAGGAAAAAATATCAAGCAAGGAGATAAAAAAATAATTGAAGCAGTAAAATGAGTTTTCTAACTTTAAAAGAAAAAATTAAGTCGGTGCTTGCAACAATCACAGATATTGCACAAGTTGAAGACTACCCTACCCAAGATTTTAATGGATTTCCAGCGGTAGTGGTAAGGACAGACGGAAACACTAGTGAATATGAAAGCACAAGAGAGAATGACGAGCTTTATAGTTTTACGCTTTTCTTGTTCGCTCCGATTGAGCAAGATGTAAAAGGAGTTGCCAAGACTAGAGAATTGATTGAGGGTTTATGCGACACTATAAGAGATACTTTTGACAGCAACGAGTTTCTTTCGGGTGTTGCTTTGCCAACAAATAGGACTATGCTAGGGATAAGACCAACTGTTAGCAGGATATATGAGGCAGACAACGGAAAATATGTTACAGCAGAAATAAATTTAAGTATCAGAATTAGTAAACTAAATTAAAAAAAATGGGTAAATACATTGGAAGGCTAGTATCAATAGGGGTTGCTCCTGAAGCAACAAGAGGCGTGGGAGTCGCTGCGACACATTCAGTTCCAGTAGAATCCTATGACTTTTTTGACAAAACAAACAAGGCAGTAAGTGAGGAAAGGCTTGGTTCAATTTCTGGTAATGGGAATCAAGCAATCGTTACGCAACAGCATTCAGAGGGAAGCATTGACGGAGAAGTCAATTTGAGAAGCTTCCCATTATTCCTTTATTCAACATTCGGGACTCTAACAAGTGCTGCTCAAGGTGCTGGATTCAAGCACACAGTTGTCTTGAATAACACGAATCAAAGTAAAACTCTTTCGGTCCATATTGACGAAGCAAATGGAGATCGTCTAATAAAAGGGGCAATGGTTGATTCTTTAGAGGTAAGCGTAACTCCTGAAAACATTGTTAAATTCAATGCGGGATTCAAGGGTAGAAAATTAGTAGATAATGTTTTTACTCCTGCTTTTGTTGCCGATTACAAAGTTACTGGTAGAGATTTAACTCTAAAAGTCGCAGATGCAACGACCGATTTGGCTGCTGCGACTGCGATTAGCACCAAAGAGCTTTCTTTAACAATTAACAAAAATACTGAATTTGATTTTGTAAATGGAACTCTTGAGCCAGAAGATATCCATAACAAGCAGATCACCATTGAGGGAATGCTTACCTTGAATTATGAGGATAACACTTGGCGGGATTATATGCTTAATGGAAATTATAAGGCTATGAGCATTTTGCTTGTTGATTCAAGAGATGATTTGGGCGGTGGAGTTTACCCTGCTTTGTATCTTGAATTCCCTAGAATTGATTTTTCCCAATGGGAAAGACCGACTAGCAACAATGACATTGTTACTCAAAAGATTAATTTTAGGGTTTTATACAATATTACCACTTCTAAATTAATTTCTGATTGTTATGTAATTAATAATGTAACTTCTTACTAATGCGTGAGACTAAGGTTTTTAAATTATCGGATAAAGAAGGCACAGAGGTTGAAGCAAAAACCTACATGACAGGTGGGGAAGCAAGGGAGATTCAAAATTCTTTGCTTGAAGGAGTAGAATTTGATGAGGAGATGAAGCCAAAATTTAATGCTTTGACTATCGGAAAATCGCAAGACGAAGTTATAAAACAAATGGTTGTAAGGATTGGGGACAAGACGGAGGGCTTGGTGGAAATAGCAAAGGAATTAAGAGTTGAAGTTTTTGAGGAACTTTTAAAAAAACTAGATGAGATTCGGAACGATAAAACGGATAAAAAAAAATTGTAAAACAGGTTGCAGAGGTGGTTGCAGGGATTCCCACGAAAGTTGATTACGAGGTAAAAGTAGCAATGGTTTGCAAAGATATGGGTTGGGATTGGGCTACTTACCATGACCAGCCTTTATTTTTTTTAGAAACACTAGATATAATTAGACAAGAAACTATTAAAGAACAAAATCGTGCCAGCAACAACAGTTCAATTAATCATAGAGGCTCAAGATAAAGCCACCAAAGAACTTTCAAGAATATCGGGAGAAGTTAGCAAATTCTCGGGGAATTTTGGAACGGAGATGAAAATTCTTAAAGCTGGGGCAACCGCTGCATTAGTTGGGATTACTGCGGTAGCAACTGGCATTGTTGCTTTTGGAGTTTCTTCAGTAAAGGCTTATGCCAATGCTCAATCAAGTCAAGCGAGATTCGCTCACGCATTGCAAGCTATTGCCAAGGCAAGCGATGAACAGATTGCTTCTTTAAGAAGGCAACAGAATGCACTAGCATTAGTTACGAGATTTGAAGACGATGCAATCGCTTCTGCACAAGCATTTTTAGCTTCTTTTGCACTAACTTCAAAACAGATTGAAATAGTTACCCCAAGATTATTGGATATGGCGGAAGGATTGAGGGATAGTACTGGGGCAACAATCGGTCTTGAGGGTGCTTCAAATATGTTAGGAAAGGCTTTGCAATTGGGAACAGTTGGAATGTTGGCAAAGGCTGGTGTTACGATTCCAGGAACTACAAAGGCGATGCAAGACTTATTTAAGGCAACATTTGAACACGCCAATCTACAAAAAAGAGTGGCTATGCTTGCAGAATTAGTGGACGGAAATTTCAAGGGTCAAGCAATTACTGCTGGCGATACTCTTGCAGGGCAGATTGATATTCTAAGTAACAGTTACGAGAATTTAAAAGAGGATATTGGTGCTGCACTTGCTGACGCTTTTTCTCCGTTTGTTGGGGCAATTCAAAAATATATTCAGAGCGACCAACTAAAAAAACATGTTGAAGACATAATTAAGAAAATACATGATTGGACGGATAGTATTGGAGGGGAACAAGGTATTTATCGGATTATGGAAAGCTTTTTAAGTAAGCTAGAGAAAGATGTTATCCCTGCGATTATTTCCTTCTCAAAGGCTCTAATTACGGTTAGCTCCTTTCTTTTGGAAAATATAAATTGGATTTGGAAAGCGGTTTTGGGATATGAAGCACTAAAACTTGGACTCACTATCGGACTTATTCCTTCTCTTTATTTGGTGGGTGCGGTTATGATTGCTTTGGCGCTTGGTGCGTTTGCTCAAATGCAAAAATCTTTAAATAATTTAAGAGATTCTACTGCTGGGGTGAGAGACCATATTGGCAAGATGCAAGATAAAGCAAACTCTATGGATTTGGGTCCAGCCAGAGATAAGTTGCAAGGCTTAATCAATGATGAGAAAAGGGCTGCTGACGAATCAGAACAATTTGCCAATAGATATTCAGGGCTCAAGGGAGTGTTTATTGCAGTTTGGGACACATACATTGAATACTGGGTTAAAGCTCATAATTTTTCAGAAAAGATGAGCGGAAAAATGCACGATATTTTCAAGGGGATTGGAGATTATGTTTCTAGTGCTTTTAGTGGGTTTGGAGATGCCATTTGGAACAATCTCAAGCCTGCCATTGATATTATCAACAAGATGATTGCTGGATATAATGATTTACCAAATACTCCAAACATCTCAGAGATACGGAGGCAATATGGCGGTAGCGTTAGTAGCGGTATGCCGATTACCGTTGGGGAAAATGGGGCAGAAATGTTTGTGCCTAGCCAATCGGGGAATATTAGAAATGCAAGCCAAATGGGAAGCAGCGAGATTAATATAAATATAAACAATCCAGTCGTTAGAGATGAAGCAGACATTACTAAGATAGTTGATGCCTTGAAAAGGGCTTTAGCAAGAGAACAGTTTTTTAAAATTAGAGGGATAAGAGCTTAAAATGATTACAGCAATCACATATAACGGATACGACCTGCAATCGGGTTCAGTAAATACAACCGAGATTCAACAGTTTGAATCTTCTCGGAGAAATTTAAACATTCAAAGTTTTGTTTTGAGGGACGGAGGGAAAGTTATGTCTACTCAATTTGACCCTAAATATATTCAGATTAGCGGTTACATTAAGGCAGATACAAAAGAGGACTTAGAAGCATTGGCAGATACGCTTAAAAAGAATCTATTGAGCATCAGCGAAAAGGATTTGGTAATTGATTATGCTACTGGTACTAGACGATATATTGCCACCTGCTCTTATGTGGATTTTAAAAGGAATAACTGGAACATTGATTATTTAGATTTCTCTTGCGAATTTGTAGTTAGCAATCCACCCTTCGGAAAAGATACTGCTTATTCCTCTATAAAAGACCATGGATTGACCGCTACCAATGCCACTACTACTACTGGAACTTATGCAGGACTTCTTGATTTCGGAGGAACAATCACCCCATACCCAATTATTGTAATGACTTTCACGAGTGCTACTGGCGTTCGGGAAGTGGTTTTGACAATTTCAAATGAAGACGGATTTGTTTCTCAAGTTACAGTTTCCCAAAATATTAATGACGGAGATATTTTGGTCTTTGATTTGGATAACGGAAAAATAACGCACAACAATACTGCCGTTGATTTTTCGGGAGGTTTACCAAAGTTTACTCTTTCAAATAATTATTACATTTTAAATATAATTGGAAAGATTTATAGTTGTGATGTTACTTTTCGCTTTTATAATTTGTGGCTATGAACACGACTAAAAAATGGTGTCTAAAAATTTATGATAGTAGCGGAACTTTTAAAGATGCTTTTTTTGACGAAAAATTTGCTAAGTTTCCTGAATTCTCTATTGGAATCAATGACGGATTTTCTGCTTTGACTCTTGAACTGGCAATTAGCATTGATGTGTTTTCTCAAGATAACCGATTCCTTGATTTTACGACTTTAGTGCCTACACCAAAGGAAGGAGATTTTGGAAAGATTTTTGTTTTTGATAAGGAAAGACCCAATGGGGAAGCGGTTTATTCGGGTATTTTTAGTGGGAATGAATTGCAAGTAGACGGACAGAAATACACTTACTATTGGAATTTCGTTCCGAATCATTATCAACTGGCTAGGAGAATTTTGCGTGACGGAACTGACACTACCGCTTCCTATTTATCGGTTGATCCTAGCGATATGATTAAGTCAATCGTGTACCGAGGAAACACTAGAATTGGATATACAGGCGAAACAGTAAGGACAACTGGACTTAGCCGTTCTTATACTTTCATTGCGGACTACTGCCTAAATGCTATTAAAAAATTAGTTGGTTATCTTCCTTGGGGTTGGTTCTTTTACATTGATGCTGATGATAAAATTTATTTAAAGAATCACGAGCAAGGCTATCCTACTTATTCTTATTGGGGAACCTTGCAATGGGGAGTGGGTAATTGGTTCTACGACCAAGCAACCGACCAAGTGCGAACGCATGACTTGTTTGTTTCTTCCAATTTATCTTATGGAAATTTACGGACCGAACTGGCAGACTTAACCAATCGGGTTGTGTTTATGGGTGGGAATACTGGAACAGAAAATTTATTGGTAGAAAAAAGCTTTCAGTCCAGCATTGATAACTACGGACTTTATGAGGAAGTCCAACAAGATGAAAGAGTTACTACCGAGCTC